CTCTCATGCTATCAATGTCATGCTGAAGCGTAAAAGTTACGGTCTGACCGCTTTTAACACAGCGAAATGTTGCCATTTGAACCTCAGATATGAAAAAAGGGGGTTATTAGCCCCCTTATTTGCCTAATTAGGCGACTTGACGACCAATCACCATTCGCAGGGTGCTGGAAGCCAAGTTAACCGAACCACCAGTCTCGTTCTGGAAACGGATAGAGACAGTATTGGCAGCACTGACATAAGCAGTCACAACCAAACCAGCCACATCCACAGCCAGAGAGACACTGATCACTTGGTCGCCCAAGGCAACGCCAGGGACAGCCACAGTATCGGTATCGCCAGCACCATCAGCCAAACTATCGGCATTGAGGGTCGCACGAACCACCCAAGTATCCGAATACAGGCCACGGAACTGATCGTTACCTTGACGAACAACCACAGAAGATGCGTCTGCCATTTTTCATTCCTCCAATTACAGATTAAAAAAAGACCACCCCCCTCTTGTGAAGGGGGATGGCAACTGCAATTAGGCCGGAACAGCCAGAGCAACGGCGCTGGACGACAGAGCCGCACCAGTCGTAGCCGCAGTACGCAGAGCCTTCACGCCATACAGGGTGTCAGCAGTGAACAGGGTACCGAGGTATTCCTGCTTGTACTGGGTTTGCGAACGGATGCCCATCTGCTCAACCAGAACCATCGAGTCACGATGACCCATCAAGCAGATACGGTCAGCACCGCTGTTACCAGCGCCATAGTCGGCATTGCTGGAAACAAACACGGGGATGCCGTACAGGTTGCCGATTTCACCGTTGCGGATGGCGTTGCCGTCACCAACAAAGGCTTGCTCGGTGTAGCGGGCCAGACCCATCAGGGTGTTGCGGCTCGACGGGGGGATGATGAAGAAACGACCGTCCATCGGGGTGTCGTTGTCGTCCAGACGCTGAATGGTGCGACGGATCGCAGCATCGGTCAGGGCGGCAGCGTTGGAGGTGGACGAGTTGTAAGCAGTCGTACCATCCGAACCAATGTAAGCCTTGGTAGAGGCAGCAGAGGTTGCATAGTCGTTCGTGCCGATGGTAGCGCCGTTGAAAGCACGACCCAACTGAACCAAGTCGGTGTCGATCTGACGAGCCAGAGCGTAACCAGCATCTTCCGTGTAGAAAGAACGCAGGCTAGACAGGGCTTGCACTTCAACGATGTCTTCGATCAAGCGGCTGTACTCGTAGTGCTTGTCAATGCTGACAGCAACTTCAGTCTCGGTCGCAGCGATCAGGGTAACAGCGTCGGTCTTAGCCTTAGCCGAGGCAGAACCACGGGTGGGGGCGGGGATGTGAACGGTATCGCCCTTCTTGCCTTTGAAGTTCATGCGCTTGACGAGGTTCGCCATCACAAGGTTCTTCTTATAGGCGGCAACAATCTCATCACTCCAAATCTCAGGAATGAAAGTTGCTGCGGTAGTAGTCGTTACACTGTTTGCTGGGGAAAAAGCTGTTGCCATGATTCAATCTCCAAAAAAAGTTACTTCACACGACCCTCTTGGTAAGCCTGCATAATCTCATCTGAGAGTGCCTCATACCTTCCAGGGTCAGTCATCTTCAGCCGAATAAGGTCGGCCCGTCGGTAAACTCGCTTTGTAGACTCTCCAGTACCACCACTGTCAACTCCAACAGCCTTTAGGTTCTGCTTTCTGATCTGCTCTCCAGCATTCTCAGTCTGCTTTGCCTTCACGCCACGAAGCTGCTTATAGGTGGAAAGCAGTTCATTAGCCGCCTCAAAGTCATACTCAGCATCAGCTCTGGCAAACAAGGCTAGGCGCACTGAAGAGCCTTTAACCCAATCTGCAAAGCCTTGGTCTTTCACAATCTCGCCCATGTCTGGGTGAACTTGCGATAACCTTTGCTGAGTCTGCATCTTCCTGAAGTCAGAAGCCGCTTGACGGGCTGCTAATACATCAGGATGCTTCTCAACAGTCTTCTGAACAGCCTTCTGAGGATTCTCAAAGAAATCTACTTCAGGCTCTTCCTCTTTAACCACTTGTTGCTTG